TTGATGAATATGTATTCGTCCGCGAACGGGATCAGTTGGCCCAACGCCTCGACGTGCTTCCCATCAGCGAACAGTTCATGCGACTTCTGATAGCGCCCGGTCTTGACCGGCGAGAACTTGAACAACTGTTCCGCGATCCAGATTAGAACGTCGGTCACCAGTTCGAACTCGGCGACAATGACGCCGTTCGGCTTCACCGACTCCAATTTAGCGCCTTGCGCACCATCCACGAATATCTTGTAGGGCGGCACGCGCCCGAGCGCGGCGGCGTTGCTCGCCTTGGCTTCCTCGATTTCGACGGCGGCGAACTCGGCAAGCAATTCGGATGCTTGGTCGCCTTTCAGATCGCCGATAAGGACCGAAACGTCCCTAACGAACGGCTGAATGCGGATGGTCGTCGCCATCCAGGGCTCGCTCAAAAGGAACATATGGGAAGCACGTCAGCGCCGAGCCGGGCGTGCAGTTGATGACCTTGGTTCCGCGTTCGGCGAACTTGTCGGCGACGCGCTCAACATCCTCCCGCCACTGCCGCATTTCGTTCTCGCCCGGATTGCGAAGCCCGACGCGGGTGTTGTGCGGCGGATGCCAGTGCGTCCCGCCGTTGTCGTGCATGTCGAACCCCACCAGCAGGATCAGGCTGGCCCCGAACTTTTCGGCCAGATAGATCGACCGCAAGCCGCTGGTCGAACCGATGCAGATGAAGCAATCGAGGCCGAACGTCTTCATGGCGTGCGGCGACGATGTCACCCGGCGGCCGGGAAACTGCGGCACGCCCTTGTTGTCGACCCACCAAATGCCGTCCATGGCGAATAGGACATCCGCCCATGGGGCGAGCCGCCACGACTCGTTGACCGCCACCACCCTCGCCTTGCCGCGCGCAAGCTCTAGCGGCGTCCTAGCCGCGCTAGGACCGGCCCCTACCACGACGGCAGGCTGGTCTTTCCAGCTAACCACGCGCCTGTATTTCGAGCGCGATCAGCACGCCCTTGACGCGCCGCGTCGAGTCATCGACGGCGATGATCTGCAATTCCTTGCCACGCAATACGATCTTGTCGGTCGACGTGATCGGCAGGGTCAACGTCTGCGGCGGGCTGTCGGTCGTCGGCATGGTGACATCATCGGCCAGCACGATCAGGCGGCGATCGCCCTGCTGAATGGTTCCGGCCAACTCTTGTGGGCTGTAGCCCACGACGCGCGCGAGCGCGGTGCGGTCGATCTTCGGCCGGTTGGTCCCGGTGCCGGTGTAGCGCCGGACGGTGATCAACTCGCCTTCCTCATTCAGATGCAGACGGTAGTCCGCCTTGATCTGCTCCGGGTTCATATCGCGCTTTCGGCCTTGTAGGGCTGGATCAGCGTTTGGACTTCCGGGGGCATCCCGCCGCCTTGGCTCACGCCACCCACCCAATAATCGTAGGTTGATACGCCCGGAATGCTCACGCTCTTGACCAGCGGATCGCGGGTTTTGCTGTACCAATTCTGCTTCACAAGCAGGATGCAGGCTTGCTCAAGATCGTGCGGCAGCGTCGACAGCAGCACGTAGCCCGCGCTGTAGGTGACGATGATCCGGCCGCCGCACCATACCGAGCGGCAGTCGCCGCGCATTCGGAACAGCATGCCGTTGCTGCTTTGAAACTCATACTGATCGGCGGGCAAGACCGAGTTGGATTGCGTGACCGCCACGACTTCGTTGACCGGGTAGCGCGACAGCACCAGTGCGCCATCATTCGATCGCCAGCCGAGATTGAAATAGTCGGCGACGGTTTCCTGCTGGAAGACTCGGCCGCACGCCGACGCGATCGCGACCGACGTTTGCGTGATCTTGGTTTGCAGCCACGCATCGCTGTCGGTGTTGGTGATCCCGAGTTCGGTCTTGACGGTCGCAAGCGTCGTGAGATCGAGCGATGCGCCCGGCGTAACGACGACAGTCTTGAACGGCGATGCTGACATATTCGGTGCTCTCACTCGCTAGGCTTTAGCCCGATGAGATAAGCGGCCCAAGGATCGGTGCCCAGATTGTTATTGCACTGATGCGATACGTTGCCGGTCGAGCGCGGCGCTCCGACTGTACCGTCGGCGATATAAATGAGCGTTTGATCGACTCGCTCGGTGAACACTGGCGCCGATCCTGATGGCGGCAGAGTATCGAGGGCCGTATTGCCCCAATCCTGTTCGGTGAAGATGACTAATGTGTTCTCGACGGTAGTGGTGAAACCAAGCGCCGTTGCGGTGATGCCGCTCCCGCTGTTCGCGGTCGGTGCCGGACCAAATGGATTCGCCGCGTCCACTCCGACGTACCGACAAATGACGCCGCAAGTGGAATTGCCCGCTGCTGTCGTGAACAGATAATCGCCGCTCTCACCGGCTGCGATTTTGTAAAACACGCAATTCTTGACGAAGAAACCAAAGCTATCATTGATCGCGATCGGCGAGCCCGGAAGTGTGCTCCAGCCTGCGGGCGGTGTCGGCGTTGCCGGGACAACGCCGCCGCCGATCGCCAGAAAAGCCAGCAACAGATCGCCGTTAGCAATACCTGCGGGCGCGGCCAGAGTGGAATTGGTTCGTGCGCCATACGGCAGATACGTGCCCGCGCCGCCAAAGCTAATCGGCCCAACCAAAGGCGGCGGCGTGTCTTCCACTACGGCGCCGGTGACCATGTTCACGTTGTTCGTAAAGATGGTTTTAGGACTAGAGTCGTCAGGACCGCCACGGGCACCACCGGGAGCAAACCCAAATGCGGCGCGGTCGTCAAAATAGTTGTCATGCACAGTAACGGTATCGACAATGTCCGCGACGGTAATGCCGATGAAGAAATTCATCGTGTCGACGCCGCCGGCAATCATCGTGTTAAAGCCGTACTCCGCCGAGGATATGACACCATCGGGGCCGCCGGCATTATCAGGTTCGAGCATGATTCCCTGTGAAGACCCGGCAAACTGACGGAGTGTGTTGTAAAGGAAGATGCCGACAAACGGCCCGTTGACCGACTGCAAATAATCGGCATGTCCTAGTCCCGCCTGTCCGGCACCATCAAGCAGATTGTAGCGAAGGGCGACGGTGCCGCCGCCTTGGGTTTGAAACATATCGGCGCCTGCATTCTTGATCCAACAATACTCGACAGTCAGGCCGGCACCCCATTGAGTGATAACGCCGCCGAACTCAATGTTCTTCCCGTTGCCGTCGATATCGCAATAGCGCACTGAAATATCCGTCCCATTACCGGGGCCGAAGATAGGAGTTAGATCATTAGCGCCGATGGCAAACTTGGAGTTGACGATTGTTGTATTCGCTGACTGGCACTTAACCTGCCAACCGCCGTCGAGGGAAAAGTCGTAGCCGTCCAGGGTGACGTTATCGGCAGTGACGGAGACACGATGATTGACGCTATCGACGGACACGCCAGCGATTGCAATCGTGGACGGCGCCTTGAGCACAAGGTCTTGGGGACAGCCGACATAGTAGTGGACACCCGCCACCTCCCAAGAGGGCTTCGCCACATAGCCGTCGAGCAAATGCGGATACTGCGGCGCGCTGCCATCCAACCGAGTGCCGTCCAGCATACTTGTATTGCCAGTCGTGGTGACGCTTCCGTTGTAGGGTCCGCCATTGCCACCGCTGTAGTCACCAATAAAAGACCAGTTGCCGCCGCCACCATTCGCGCTGCCGATGTTGGTCGGATCAAAATAATTATCCTTGATCGATGCAGACGTGATCAACCGCGTTGTGTCAACGATGATGGCAAAGTTCACATACGCGCCATTGTTGGCGATGAAACAATTGTTCTCGATTGTTTCAATCTCGCAACCGCCAGAAGTCGCGCCGCTGTTCGCAGAAAATAGACTCAATCCCTGCGTTCGCCCGCTGGCGATTGGAATCGTCTGACGCCAGAGATTGAACTTGCAAATGACTTCCGCAGTCGACGGCCCGATGGGACTTCCGGTCGCGTTGTAACATTGAATCCAATCGCCATGGGCACCGCCACTAAATCCGATACCCGCGTCCTCGATCAAATTATATCGGATGTCGAGCGTTTCGCCGCCGAAGATCGAGCTAAACACGATGCCGATGCCGTAAGCCGACTTGAGCCAGTTGTACTTTACCGTTGTCGTGCCTTTGGCGTTGATCCCAATTAGCCCGATGCCGATCGCTTGATTGAGCGTGCTGTTGCCGTCGATCTCGTTATTGAGGATCGAGAAATTCGTCGCACTGCTACTGACATATAGCGGGCCGCCTTGGCTCGTCGTGGTGACTTTGAAATTGCAATTCTTGATTACGCCATTGCTCCCACCATCAGCGGTGACGGACCATCCTCCATTCAGCGAGAAGTCCCAACCGTCGACAACAACGTTGTCCCCCGTGATCGTCCAAATGTGCGTCGTTGTGTTCCGACTGCATCCGGCGGGCAGAGACGCCGATGTCGGATTTTTCAAACTGGCATTCGTTGGATAAAGCGTTCGGTCGATGCCGACGTGATAGTCAACGCCTGCGACGTACCAAGCGGGACGGGCCACGTAGGCGTCAAGTATGTCCGGCCACTGCGGCGTACCTGCCGGGGCACCGACGAATCCGTCATCATACAGAGGCGGCGAGTCGGGCGCTGTGGCAGTGTAGGGATTCGCTATCGCCGCGCCTGTCGTATCGTTGACGTTCCCGCTCCACGTCGTCACGATCACGTTGGGGTCTGACGGAACGATGGTGCTCGCCCCGTTGGGAATGAAGTGATTGTCAGTGCAGACAACATTGACGCAGCCGTTGGGCGGATGATTGGAGCCAAAGAACTCAAGCATCCGATTGTTGCCTGATCCACCCTTCATCAAATTGTTATCGACGGTAGCGCCAACAATCGGATTCCAAAAGTCGTTGAATGATATGTTGGAATTGACATGCTCGTTAGTGAATACACTGGCATCGACATGATTATGTCGGACCACTGCGCGGTTGCAGCCGCCATCGTTAACAATGCCGTCGTAGTGTGGAACCGCTGCGGGGTCGCGAAAATTGTGAATATAAGAATCTTGGATAAGGCAATCGTCTCCTGTGATGTCTATGCCGTCCGCCATGTCGTGAATGTTGCAACGTAAGATCGTTGTGCCGTTACCCGAAGCGCCTCCGGTTCGGATACCCTTACCGCAATTGCCGAGTCCGTCTACTTCACAATCCCTGATGATTGTCCCGCCAATCCCATCCATGACGCGAATGGCCCAAAATCCAGACGCGCTGATTTTGGAATTCTGGATCGTTATGTTGTTGGCGTTCACCGTCAGAGTGCCGCTGATGTTTTCGGCGTTGATGGTCACGCCAGCAGTGTCCAATGAGCGTCCAGATGTGTTGGTCAGAACGGTGCCAACCGGCACGCCGGTATTCGTGGCGTCTGGCCATTCAGACATAATCGGCGAGTCCGGCGCTGTCCCCGGCACCGCAGGCACGATCGGCGGACGCGCCAACGCAACACCACCCGGTAGCCGCGCCAGCGCCACCCCATAAGCGTATCGCGGAATGAGGCTCATTGATTCAGCCAGTGCTGCCGAACCCAAGGCAGTTCGGAGAATTGTTTCGGATCACGCCAACCAATGAACGACACCATGCGCGCGTCGCTCGGCAGATCGGTGCCCGGCGGCCAACCCGGCTTTTGGAACGCATAGATGCCGCTCGGCGAGCCAACCCGCCAACCCGCCGCATGCGGCGCGCGATACCACAACCAACCCTGATCGTCGGGGAATTCATGGCGTGGAATGCGATCGAGCTTGTTGATATCGAAGTCGGTCCATAGCTCGGAATGAGTATTCTTGCGCAGCATCATGACCGAGCAATTGAATGGGCACGGATTCGATGCATTTGCACCGTGCAGAACAACGAGTGATTCCGGCCTGTCAAACAACCGATCAAGCGGCCCGGTGATAACAACATCCAAATCCAGACAGACGAGACGATCGTCGACACCGAGCGCTTGTTGCCATGCGGGGTCAAACATACGGAGCCGAGCAAAGCAGCCTTTGAGTTGTGTAAGCGCGATGTCCCAGATGGCATGACGTTCGATCCCCGTCGAAAGGTGAGCGATGCGATCCGGTTCGGTAAAGCACAGAAACCGGAACGGCTGTTTGATGTGGCGGCGCGCGCCCCGATAAAGCCGCTCGACATATTCCGGCGTGTACTTGTCGCCCCATAGGAATGTGCAGACGACTAGCGCCACAGAATGCCAAGACCGTTGTCGCGCTTGGTCGGGTCCAGCTTGATCTCTTCGTGCCGGTAGCCCTGCTTGATCTCGTTCCAGACCTGCGGCACTTCGATCTTCCACGACGGCACCGGCCGGTCGCCGAGATCGTAGGCGATGTCATGGAACGCAACCATACGCGCCATTGGACCGTAATTGAGCCAGTCTTGACGGACATACGGCTCGGTATGGTTGGCGTCGATCAGCACCAGATCGTAAGGCCCGAGCGCGCGCACGTCGGCGACGATCTTCGGATCGACGCTGTCGCCGATGAACAAGTGAACTTCGTAACCGTAGGCATGCTGCAAATCACCGACGATCGCCTTGAGTTGCGCGCCGCCCTCAAGATCGACCGACACCGCCCGCGAGTATTTCGGTAGCGCGCGGGTGACAGCCAGGAGCGAACCGCCGTGCCGCGAGCCGATCTCAAGATAGCTGCGCACCTTCTCGCGCTGGATCAGACGTACGAACTCGATCAGTTCGTCGGGGTATTGCAGGGGTCCGCTCTTTGCCGCCATCATTTCACCGTTACGACTGCCGTGTAATCAATGCTGTCAAACTTGATTGCACCATTGAAGTATTCGTCCACCGCTTTGCGCGCGCCGAGCCAATGACCGTAGTCGTCGATTATCAGGACGCCGCCCGGAACCACGCGCGGCCACAGCACTTCAAGTTCGATCTTGGTTGATTGGTACCAATCGGTATCCAGCCGCAACAGCGCAATTCGTTCGGGCAGGCTGCTTTCATCAAGCAACGTGTCCTCAACCGCGCCCTTGACGAACCGAAGCTTGCATTCATCGTATGTCGCCGTGACGCGGAAATTAGCAATGACCTCTTCGACCGAGCACGCACTTTTGCCAAGGTCCATCGTGCGACCGCCGCGCGTCACATCCCACTCGCTGCGATTGGTCATGCCCTCGAATGTATCGTACAGCCAGCAGACGCGATCGGGACAGTAGAACCGCGCGATAATGATGTTGCCGCCGCGCCAGACGCCGCACTCGACGACGTCGCCTTTGATACCGTCATCCTCGATCTGTTGGCACGCCTTAGTCATTGCAGCTAGTCGTTCGTTCGAAGATTTCGTGTACGGCCGAACCCAATCCAGATGCGACCAATTTAGAGCCGACGCCATATCGCCGCCGGATGACCGATGCCTGCCATTTCGGATGTATGGATGCGCTTTAGCCCGCACGCGCCCATATCGAAATCGAGTTGCGGGATTTCCTCGGTGTAGCCGCTCCAACCGAAATACTCGATTGCGCGCTGTCCAAGATTTCGCATCAATCCCGACACCGCTTCCGGCGTCATCTCACGTCGTAGCTTGTGCAGCACGCCGAGCATCAGGACGATGTCATAGCGCGTGCGCGGAAACGCAGCATCCAACGCGGATGCGCCAGCGATCAAGTCGAGCGCCACGAACTTGCTTTCGCACTCGACCACTTCGGAGAACCACTGTTCTGCCGCCGCCATGCCAGGACCGTAGATGTCGCAACCATGAACCAACTTCGCTCCGTTCTGTGCGAAGTCGTATAGAGTATGAGCCCGATTGCAGCCCACATCGAGAACGCTACGACCACGAGCACGAAGCATAAGATCAGACAGACCCTCGAATCTGACATCATGCAGGCTTTGGACTCGCTTCTTTGGGTTCTTGTCATCCATCAATCCCGCCTTCAACGCCCGCTCTTGCCAATCCCTTGCAGACTTCATCGACCGTGATCCTATCGAGCGCCTTGCGGCAATGGTGGCACTCACTTAGGGAGCCGCACGCCTCATCGACGCCGCCGGTCAGATTGACGTGCATTGCGTAGCCGGTGACCGCTGGCGGGATGAAGCCGCCGAAGAGAACAACGGCAGGCACATTGAGCGCCGCCGCCGCATGGTGCAAGCCGCCTTCCGGCAGAACCGCAGCCTTGGCCTTGGACAGTGCCGCCATCGCATGTCGGAACGTCGGCGTGACGATCGTCCGTACATCCTTCAAGCGATCGCGGCCGTGACTGAATTGCACAACGTCGTGGCCATTCCAGCGCAGCCGATCGGCGACCGCCTGATATCGAGCAAGGCCCCAATCCTTGTTGACGGCAACCGACTTGTGCCACGGCACATTCGGCTCGATCAGGACGAAGCCCTCGCCAACCGCCTTGGCAAACTGAATTTCGAACGCCGAGAAGTAAATCTCACCGGGCGCGGGCACAAACTGATAATTCCACAGCCATCGAGTCCGCGACTTGTTCAAGCTGTTATAGCCGCGCTTGCCGCGATAGAACTCAACCCACTCTATGTCAGCAGCATGCTCCGTCCCCGGAGCGGCAATGTTGGGATTGCCTTTGAATATCTGTTCCGAGTTGTGATCCCAGATGATCTTTCTTTTGTCCCCGAAAGCAATGCGCTTACCGCGAGCCGCCGCACCCTTGGCAAAACTGGTCGCCAGCAAATTATCGCCGAGGCCCACCACTTCTCTTTCTGTATCCGGCTCGGCTTTTTGCCTTCTGCCAAACCCAACATCCGGTTGTTGGATCGATCGCGTAGGAATTATGAAACTTCTGCAAGTCTGATATTGTCTGGATAGCCACGTCAGCCTCCCAAGCAGGTTGATTGGTTAGAGTCGGTTCATGCCTTCGCCCGCATGGGCCGACTCGTTATTCTATCATTTTCCAGAGTGTCCCATCTATTAGCTCCGTCTCATTCCACTGATGATAGGCCAGTGAATTGAGCCATTGCTGCCGCTCGGGATAGACCGGGTTTTCGAGATCGTCGAAGCCGATGCGACCGACCAGTGCGGCGGCAGATTCCTTGTCTACGAATACAGGAGTCCCCATGACCACAGCTTCGACCGCAGCGATGCTGCCGTGCGCAACAAGGCAATGCGCGTCCTTGAGTTCATCGTACAGCGACAACTTGCTTTCCTTGTCGCGAATGACGATCGGCCGGTCGGTCTTAGTGCGTAGCAGGTTGGCGGTGCGCTTAGACCAGTTGACCGGCAGTCCGCGAACGTTCCAGTAATCCGGCAGCGTGTCAGCTATTACGATCTTGCTTCCGCCGCGACGCCAGGGCCGAACTTCGTGCTTGAGGTTGAGCGCCCGCCACCGATCTTCGGGCACATCACGAATTCTTTCCATCTGAAACGAATTGATGTGCCAGCGATAATATCCGCCATTCGTTCCTCGCGGGAGCCAAGTGGCGAACACGCGACGGAGATATCCGCGATCCCAATAGATGTATGGCCGGTTGGTTCGCCGCCATTTGGCGTACCACGGTTCAAGCTCGGGCGAACATCCGGTGATCGGGAGAACATTGTTCGGCAGAGTGTCAAGCAGAAACCAATCATGGCGCAGGATCGTCCCGCCCGACCGCTTGATCGTCTGGCCGATCCGTTCGAACAGCGCCAGCTTGAAGTCCTTTAGACCGGGCGGAATAAACAGTGCTGTTCGGGCGGGATTGATCATCGCCTATCAAATCGTTGACGCAGAGCCGTAGCAGGTAGCCCTGTCCGCGCACGCGCGCATCATCGCCGACCTCATACGCAACTCGCATCGCAGTGAGCAATCGTTGCATTTTGTCGAAGTCGTGCGTCATCGCCCATAGTCACCGAACGGCGTCGGGTTGCGGTAGCTGTCGAGCGCGTGACCGGCGGCGATCGCGCCCGTCAACTCTCGGTCGAAGTAGGCGACCGCGTCCTTGCGATGGTGCGGGCGGATCGCTTCCTTTTTGTACCAATGCTTGCGCCCCTCTTGCTGCAACCGCTGCATTGCATAGGGCAGGTGCGGCTGCGTCGGGATCGCCGTGAAGTGCAGAATCTTGATATCAGGATCGTTCACGTCGGCATATTCGCCGCCTGCATCGCGCCGCATGTCGAGGCAGTTCCAGTTGCCCTCATAGCGTTTGATGATGCGTGCGCCCATCACCCCGTTTCTGACGGTGCGATAGAAACCCGCCTCGCGCTTGATCCGCTCGATTGGCGGCAGATGCATCTTCATCTTCGCGCAGTCGTACAGCGTGACGCAGATCGCTTCCGGCTTGGATACCATGGCGTAGCCATTCGGGATGTCGTGGTTCCAGAGTTCGGCGATGTCGGCCTTGGCGATCATGTCCAAGTCCATGTAAAGCGCCTTGCCCTCGAAATTGCACGCCGCAGGAATTCCCCAACGGAGCGCAGAAAACGGCGTAGCCCATCCCTTGGTGCACCAACCCTTGTTGGCTTGCGGATCGGAATACCAAAAGCTCTGTGGGTCACGCGACAGCCTCATCCATGTGATGTCGAGCGGTTCGCTGGCGTGACGCCGCAGCGAGTAGTCGACGACGGCCTGAAATTCCCAATCTTCGTCGTTGGCCGAACAGCCGATGAAGATGCGGATCATACGGATGTCGTCTCGGGCGGCGGAAGTTGAGCCAAGCAAGCGTCGAGATTCTGTTTGAGATGCTGAATGTGCGCTTCCTTGTCGGCGACCTCTTGTGTCAGCCGCGCGATCTCGGCGTCCTTTTCGGCGGCAGCGTCGCTGACGTACTCGCCCGGATTTTCATTCAGATTTCTGCCCATCGCATAGCCTCCTGCACTGTCATTTTGGGATACGCTTTCAACAGACTGACCGCCGAACAGTTCACCACCCGAACGCCAAGGTCGCTCAACACATCGGCCGCGCCGTCGAGCGCCGCGCGCCAGCGCGGCAGATTGTCATTCGGATGTGGATTCGACAACGGCGGATAGTGCCGGGGATGCCAGTGCTCCCCAAGATCAACCCGCATGTCAAAACCGATCAGCAGGACCGCCCGCGCGCCGAACTGCACCGCCAGATTGAGCGCCTGAAAGCCGCCGTTGCCGCCGCTCCCGATCTGACCGGGGATCATCAGCAGTGAATTGCCGCGCGTCTCGACTGTGACCTTGCGGATGTCCTTGAACTGGTCGCAAGCCAAGCGATCTTGCGAGATTTTCAAGCCGCCGAACGCCTTCACGCCTTGGCGCGCGTTCCACCAACCACCATCGGCGGCATAGAGCGCATCGGCCCATTTGCACAACTGCCAGCTTTCATTGATTGCAATGATGCGCGCCTTGCCCCGCAGTAGGTCGATCGGGGCAGACTTGGCGCTCGGGCCGGAAGCGATGATGGCGCAGGCTTGGCCGCGCCAGTCGGGAAACCAATCAGGTCTTGTCGTGCTGCCAGTGATGCTGACCGGGCTCGCCTTGGGGGCCGCGTTCGCCATTCTTGCCGTCCTTGCCGTCCTTACCGTCCCGCCCGCGCCGCGCGGCTATGCGCCAACTGTCATCCTCGCGCACCGGATCGCTCTCGGGATTATCCATGCGGGCGATCCAAGATGTGCCGCCGAAGGTGACGACATCGCCCCGCTCGTATTTGGTTCCACGCTTGAAACTGCCGCGATCCACCACGACCGGGAACTTGAGGCGATGCCATTTCGTGACTTCGCCTTGCTTGAAACCGAAGTTGAACGTGCGTTCGTCGATCGGTTCGATGGTGAAGTCGTCGAGCGAGAACCCGTCGCGCCCGTCCTTGCCGTCCTTGCCCGGCTCGCCGTCCTTGCCGAGCACCGGCCCGAGCGTGTGACAGGCCCCGTCCGACAGCGTGACGACCAGTTGCCCATCACGGTCGATCACCGCCCCGGCTACGCCAATCCCACACTCGCCAGGATCACCACGTTCGCCCATCCTTCCGGGCTCGCCCTGCATCCCATCGATGCCGTCCTTGCCCGCCAGCCCCGGCTCGCCTGGATCGCCCTGTAGGCCGCGCTCACCCTGTAGGCCGCGCTCGCCGACGCCTCCCGGCTCGCCCTGCGGCCCCGCCGCGCCGTCCGCGCCGCGCTCACCGGCCGCGCCAGCCTCACCGGCCGGTCCCTGCGGCCCCGGCTCGCCCTGCAAGCCGCGCTCGCCCGGCGGACCCTGCACCGGCTCGCGCGCCTCAAGCTCGGCAATCCGGGCGAGCAATAGGCCCATGCGGTGCTCAAGCGGCTCGATCGCCTTGGCGACCGATTCCGCGATTTGATCCCGAACGACCGGCGCGAAGCCAGCCGCGACCGCGCTGATGGCGGCGTGGCTCAATCCGTTGCTGCTTGTAGAAATTTGCGTAACTCCCAATTTGCCAGCACCGTGATCGCTGCCAAATCGGCTTCATCGACCTCGATATCCTTGGCCGGTTGAGGTTCGGCGGGCGGCGGCGGCGTGGGGGGCGCTGGTGGGGTGGGGGGCTTCGCTGGTGCGAACGGATCGGCTTGGGCGTCGCGCTTGGCCAAGGCTTCAAGCGAGTAATTTTGTTGCTGGAGATACGGACCATTGCCGCCCGGTGTCGGCACAAGGTTCAAGCGCGCTCGGGCTTCGTTCGGCGATTTGATGCCAGCCTTGACGGCGTTCGCCTCCGTCTCGATCAGGGTCTTGTCGTCCATGCGCAGGAGATCGTCGAGATCGAACCATGTGCCGTAGTTGTGGCCGTCGACATCGACCAGCCCCAAGCCCTCATCCAACAGAAGCTCGATACTCTCGAAATGCTTTTGCAGCGTTTGGCTGTAATACTGCTGATTCAGCCATTCCATGTTGTTGTAGCTCGGCGGATCGCCGACTTGAACCATGTGCGGCGGCACGCCGAACGATGAACAGACCATTTTTGCCGAGATGCCAAGCTGTTCGATCAGTTGCGCGTCGACAAAGTCCATCTGCATCGTTTCGAATTTCAGCCCATCGCCGACGACAGCCACCTTGCCGGAATTCTGTCCGCTGAATGCTGACTCGTAGGTGACCTTTAGCCGTTCCTCGGTTTCCTTGCTGATCTTGCCCGGCGCGCTCAAGATGCCGCTTGGCCGCGCGCTGTTCGCAAAGAACCGTGTCGATGTCCGCTGAATGTTGATGCCGTGAATGGCCGCCAGCGCGGCCGGTGACATCGGCGACAAGCCGCATAGCGGATGGAATTTCAACGTCATCATGTCGTGGATGATTTCGGTCGCAGGCACGGTGACCTTATCGGTCGCGATGCCGCTCAAATTGTCCACGGACAATTCGTAATAGACGCCACCTTCGGGCGCGACCAGCAACCGCACGCGCGTCGGATCGAGCACGTACAGGGCGATCACAACACTGCGCGCGTCGCGCTCTTTGAGGATGTAGGCGTTGCCCGCCATCAGTTTCGAGAACATCCATGCCTCGAAAAACTGAATGCGTGTCTGGTAGTGGTTCGGCTTGCGGATCACCGGGCTAAACGCGGGCGCGGCGACCTCCGTCCAAATGCCGTTGCTGTCTTCCTCGACCAATCGCAGACGGCACTTGGCGATGTCAGATGCGATGCGATCGACGCACGCATAGACCGCATGGAAGCTCAACATATTTTCCGGGCGGGCTTCCATGTTGCGTTGCCACGCGCCAGTAAACGGCTCGCCGATGATTGGAAACCACCAACTGCCGCGATCGCTCGGCTGCGACGGCGTGAACGTGTAATCCTTGCGCACGAACAGGCTTTTCGCGAGCGCAGGAAGGTTGAAGCGCATCACTCGTCCTCGGCGCGCATGTCCATGCGGTGATAGCGGGGATCGTCCTTGCGCGGTCGACCGCGTCCAAAACGCTGCGGTGCGTCAGACGCCCATCCCTTGCCGCGCCAGATTATCGCTTCCTTGTCACTGCAATCGAACTCTTCACCGGCTCGCATCGCGCGGCCGTGAATTTCCTTGGGCACATTCAGAACCAGTCTCGGCATCACACGAACTCCGAAAAAAGGGGGAGAGTAGCGAGGGGCCAGGATTGAGGAAGGCGCAAATCCAACCGCGCCACCCTCCCCAAGAGTTAGCTTACGAATAGTTCGCGGCAGAGATGTACTGCACAGCGTTTGCTCTGCGCAAACGCCAGTTGATGAACCTTTCCGCTTTGATGGCGATCATGTTATTTTGCCAAAGCGATGTGAGCACGGTCGACGCCGTTGCGGGCGAGTCAGGTGTCGACTCCATCTGCAACGATGCTTCACGGCTCGCATCAATCGTCACTTGCCCGTCGTCGGCCAACAGAATTTCGCTGGCCTTGGCCAAGATGATCGGGAAGCCTTCCGATGGTGAGCCAGTCGTTGACGGGATATTCTCCGACGACACGACAGGGATGCCTGCGAAAGTGCCGCCGTTCACGTTGATGCCCGCAAACTCGGGTTGACCGAGCGTGTTGTTCATCAGCCCGATCCGCATTGCGGTGCCTTGCGTCATCAGCCACACGGCACTCGCAAGCGACATATTCGCATTGAGGAACGCTTGCATCAGCCGGGCAACGTCCGCGCGCAGCGCCGCCGCGTTGGTGCCGCTCGGCGTGATCGGTGTGATGCCGTTTGTGATCGACGCGGGCGAGATGCCTGTTGCCGCTTTCGACGGATCGACGAACTGCGCATCCATGAACTGGATGATTGCAGCCGCCAACTCATCACGCACGATCGCTTCCGCAGACGGCGAAGAGAACCGGACCAACTCTTCGGTGAGCGGGATGATCCCCGCGATCTTGGTGAAGTCGAGCGTGATGGAGTCGAACGCGAGCGCCGATAGTGGCTTGGGAGCGCCTTCGCCGACCCAATTGACGGTCGCGCCGCCGGTCATACGCGGCACCCTGATCTTGAACGGCACATGACGCAGGCCGGGAATGCGACCAAGGATCGTCAGCGGGCGCAGATATTCGGCAAACGCACTGGTGAGGTTCTGATACTGCACCAGCGGGCCTGCCCAAGTCGCGTCAGTTGTGGTGCCGACAGCAACCGCCGCCTTGCACATCTCGGCGACTTCCGGCGACTCTGCCATCCATTGCTCGTTGGATTTGGCGATCTCTGCCGCCATCATCAGATTGCCTTGCGCGCGCGCCTGGGCGAGCACGAAGCGCACGAAGGGGCGCCACGGCTCGATTTCACGCTGGCGAACGTGAATCGGCGTCGTTCCGCCGCCGCGACTTGCCGCCGCTTCGGCTGGATCGGCGCCACGGACAGGAGCGGCACGCGTGACGCTGATCCGCTCCATGTCCTGCAATCGACCGATGTGCTTGTCGAGTTGATCGACTTCCGCCTTGAACTCGGTCCATTTGGTATCCTGCTCGGTGTCGAGGGCTTCGCCCTTTTCGTCGGCAGCATCCATCAGCGCAGTCATCTGCGCCGTCAAACTCGATCGCCGCGCTTCGGCTTCGCGCAGCTTTTCCTGATTTGTCCTAGGCATAGTCCGCTCCTTAATCTTCAATGGGGGTTTAGGTGGAATCCCGGCAGCGCCAACGTCCCGCTGCTTGCCAGCCCGCAATTCCTCATCGAGCGAACGGACCATCGAAATAGTCGCGTCTTGATTCGCGGGAATTGTTACAACGCTTAACTCAAGCCAATCCCAGTCTTTGATTCTAAGACCGCCTTCTTTCATGATCTCGTAACTGTTGACGGTGAAACCGATGCTAAGTCCCGTCGTCAGTCCAAGTTTGGTCGCCTGCCATGCCTTGTCGGTGCTGTTTTTTAACTCGCCCGGCTCGTCGACCTTGGCGAACTTTGCCGTGATCGGAATGCCGTCCTTGGTTGGCTTCGCGGCAGTCACCCAACCGACAGGCTCGCGGCTGTTGTGCTGCCACAGCAGCGGCATCGGCAGCTTGAACTTCGCGCCCTCCGACTCGACGATGTCACCCATGCGATCGGTCGAAGGCGTCGAGGCGATGCCTTTGATGATGCGTTCGTCTTCCTTCACCGATTTGATGTCGAGAATCGAATAGGCGCGATCCATCATCGCTCGCCTCCTGTCAGACTGAATTGTGAAAGAGAGGTTGGTTAGCCGACTAGCTTGTGCGGCCCGTCGTTGACTTGCGTGAATGTGGCAAATCCATTTTTTTCGATCTGCTCTTTTGCGCGTGCAAAGTCATTTGGATTTAATTTGATGACAAACGGTTCCGACTCTTTTTGGATTTCCGGCGATGAAATCAAATATTTTCTAAGCTCGTCAAATGCTACATTTGTGATTGCATCTAGATCGTCTTGCTCTTTCCATCCATCGATGGGGACCAGAGTCGGCTCAAGTTTCCATCCAAGCCTTTTCAACTCGGCTTCCTCTTTCTGTTTCTTCCGAGACTTCCTCTTGCGCGCCGAGTTTGCGGTACGTTCTTTGAACGTCCCCTTGTATGGCTTGCCCATGGCCCATCCATCCTTCCGATCAGGCATCAAATCCACCCCACAATCGCCTCTATGGGCAAGATGGGATGCCGTAAAAGTCACGCGTGACGCCGTAAAAGTCACGCACATATCGTTGACCGACGCCGACGTGCTCTAATAATTGCGGTTCTCTTAGAGGAAGGAGAACCCGACCATGTCGAAAGCCGCTTTGATCCAAGCACTCGCTAACGCGATCCACAAAACACCAACCAAGCGATATCTGTCCTACATCCGGTCGCCGCAATGGAAGCAAGTCAGGGACGATCATCTGCGACGCGCCGACCACCGATGCGAGATTTGCAAGCAAGCGCGCGCGTGCCAAGTCCACCATTGGACCTACGCCCGTCTCGGTCACGAACACTCGCTAGACCTCTGTGCCGTCTGCGTCGAGTGCCATCACCGCATTCACTGCTCGGTACTTCCGGCCGCAAACGACAATCAGATGGCGTTGCCGTTCAAGGAATCCGGTTAGCCGAGAATGAACATCTGATATTCAGGCTCGGTGTTGCCGTCCGGTGTCGTCGCGGCACCCACAGCCATCGCCAGCGCGATCAGCGCATCGATGCGATTGGTCGCCTTGCGTTTCGAGAACCAGAAGTTTCCAAACGGGTCATTCTCGGTCGCCGCCGACATCATCGCCGAGATCAGCACCGGATTGCGCCTGATCCGAATTCGCTTTTCTAGGATCAGGTTTTCCAACGTGAGCTTCGATCCCGGCATCCAAAGCCCGGTCTTGCCCTTTTTCTTGCCGCCCTGCGGATGCTCGACAACCGGGAACGTCAATCCAAGCGCGTCTAGCTCGGGTTCGAAGTGCTTGTTGAACCCGTAGGTGTCGTATGCCAACGCCTGTACAGAAAATATTGATGACGTTTCGGCGAGCCGCGCCGCGACGAAGTCAAACCCGATGACCTTGCCGGGTGTCGCATTCAGTTGGTCGCGGTCGATCCAGAGATCGTAGGGAGCCTTGTCCCGAAACGCCCGCTCACTCACCGTCGCGCCCGGCGTCCAAGCCTCGATCCATGCGTCAAACGTCGGCCGCTTCTCGGCATCGGTGCCCGTCTGCACCACGTAGCCGATCGCCGTCATGTCCTGCGTCGCCGACAAGTCCAAGCCGAGAAACACGTCCTCGCCCGAGTGCATCGCGGGATCGAAGTCGGCCATCACGCTTTCCAGCGTTTCCCGGCTCATCCACGCGTCCTGGGAGTCCGTCCATCGGCAGAAGTGCAGCCGCATGATGTTGTTGAGCTTGCCCGGCAATTGCTTGGCCTGCTTCACGACACCAGCCAAATACTCTTCGGTGATCGTGACGCCGAGCAACGGATTGGCCTTGGCCCAACAGTCCGGGTCTTCCAGCGGGTCGTCGTCGTCGTCGAGTGAGCACACGAAAGAGAACGTTTCGTCGTCCTCGACCTCACCGGCCGCGACCTTGACGGCGTGTTCGTGTTCCTCCCAACAAACCGTATGGCGATCGCTGCCGCTGTTGGTGATCATGATCAGCAGCGGTTGCCGCCGGAACTTGAACCCGCGTTCAAGCATTTCGATCATGTGGCCGTTGCGGTGTTCGTGGATTTCGTCGCACAGCGCGCACGACGGGCGCGGCCCCGAGTGGTCTTCCTCCGAAGAGATCGGCCGGAAGAAACTCCCGCTCTTGAGATCGGCCAAGTTCCAGATCGGATTGCCGCCGGACGGCGTCAGCCGCGCACCAAGCGCACCAGATTGTTGCCACATGGCCACGGCGTCCCGGAACAACACCATCGCCTGCGACTTGATCGAGGCCGCCGCATAGACTTCCGCTCGCTGCTCTCCATCCGCCACCAAACAATACATCCCGATCCCGGCGGCGAGAGGGGATTTGCCGTTGCCCTTTCCTTGCTCGATATAGGCGCGGCGGAACCGGCGGCGGCCGTCTCGCCGCTTCCATCCGAACAGCGATCCGATGACGAACTGCTGCGACGGATGCAGCCGAAACGGATTGCCCTCGAATTGGCCACCAGCCAAGCACAGCACGCCGGGAAAGAAATCCAGCACGCGCTTGACCTGATCCTGATCCCAAATCAGCCCGCGCTCGCCCGCGTCGACCAAATCCCGCAGATGACGCGCGCAGGACGCCCGCACATGCGGCCCGGCGACGATATCGCCAGCCCCAACCGCCAGCGCCCAACGGGTTACCGGATCGCCCGGCAGATTATTGTCAGGTGAAGAACCGCGACGCGGCGTCGGTTTCTTCGGGCTTTTGAGCGTGGATGCGGGATCGAGCACTAGGGGTCATCCCAAATTCGACGGAATATTTGACCAGCGCAGCCATGGCGTCATTGGCGATCGCCACCAGCGGGTTCCGCCGGTACTGTTCCTTCCCAATATCAACAAGCAAACCATTGCTTGCCGTGTCATGCTTGGCGCACTCATTCAGCGCCCGTTCCGCCTGCACCCATCGGCCATAGGCTTGACAGTAGGCCGCCAGTGCCCCGCGATCGACCTCGGTCAGACAGCCGACCGCGTACAGCCGCCCCGAGATGTATTCCCACTCGGCTTTCGCTTCCGCGCTCAAGCAGTCCGGCGGCGGCGGGATTTCCAGCTTGGGCTTCGGTTCCTCACCGTTCAACGCCCGCTTGCCCGGATTGCCCCGGATCAGTTTCAGCGCGGTCGGCTTGCGCTTCAAGTTCATCTGCTGGCTCAATAATTGTCGGATGTTTCACGAAAAACGCCAGCCGCTTTCGGGTCCGCCATCCCTTGCGGGACGCAGCCACGTAAACGGCAAGTGATGACCGTTTCCGCATCGGCTTGGTTCCACGTCTCCAAACCATTCGTACCGCAATAACCATAGGTTGCACAACGATTTAGGTGGGGTCAAAACACTACCAATATGCGGTACTCTGCGCGTCCG